AGCACCACCATTGTAGGTGGCCAGGTTCAGCACGTTATTGGTCTCGTACTGAGTGGTGTCGGTCACGGCAGTGGCAACCTGAACTTCCCAGGACTGCATCAGACGATTTGCGGCGTCCTTAGCGGCGAACTGGCGGAGGTCGATCTGAGCTGCTCCGTTCTTAGCCTCAGCGGCCACCTCTTCGGCGATTTCCCAGCTGATCGCTTCCTGACGGAGAGCGAACGAACGGGTTCCGAATTGGTTCTGGATCTTCTGGATGTTAGTTCCAGGAGCGCGGAGGAAGGACTGAGCTGCGAAAGCTTCCTTACCGAAAACCAGGGTACGTCCAGCGCGAGTATTCATAGATACTGCAGGAGCGAAGAAGGTTGCTACGCCTTCAGCGTTCTTGTACCCTTGAGCGAGTTGCGTAAGAATAGGGTCAATTACGCGGACCTGATCAAGATTCATCATGATTGTTAATCTCCTTTAGGTATCTATTATCAAGCTAGAGCGGCACCGGCTTCGTTGCCGAGCTTCACACGAACGTAGGAGGTTTCTCCAGCGCCAGTGATCACGGCATCGAGGGCACGACCTAGAACAATCTTGCCGGTTCCAGCAGCGCCAGTTACGGCTTGGCCAGAAGCGTTAGCGAAGATCGGGGAATCGACTACGATGGTCTGAGAAGCGGCCACTTGAACGATTACGATACCGGTGGTCACGATGGAAGCCAGGCCCTGGTAGGGGAATACACCGGGCTTGTAGGGTGTGGTCGAAGGATTCAGCTGACCTTCGTACACCAGGGTCGAACCGTCATCGACTTGGTAGCCGTTGGCGTTCAGCTCGCCTTGGCCGTAGATGCGGTAGACATTCACACCAGCGGCGTAGCCGTTGGCGGAGGGGTAAGCGCCGTCGCGCTTAACAAAGCGATGAGCCTCGACACCATTGGTGAGAGCTGTGGCGTCGGTGACGGTCACAGTCTCAACATACTGGTGGTCAAAGGACATGTAACGTGGGTCCTTAGCCATTTGTTAATCTCCTTATGAGTTGGATAGAACAGCCTTCAGAGCGATGGTGTACTCAACGCCCTTTTCCTCTGCGTAGTCCAGCGCTTGAGCGTGGAGGTCTGCAGTGGCGGGATCGTAGACGTAACCGTCGGCCGAAGGAGAGGGTTGCTTTCTGCTCTTGGGAGCGGAAGCGGGGGTGGCAAATTCCTCAAAGCTGACCATGGAGGGTAGTTTCTCCAGAACACCTTTGAAGAAATCAAATTGGGAGGCTTTGCCTGTCTCGGAGAAGTTCACCGAGTTCTTGTTATTGAGAGTCTCCATGAATCGAACGAGATCTGTCTTAGAGACGATCTGCTGAGTCAGTTTACCCTCGCCGTAGAGAGTCTCGCAGAAATCGGAGATTTCCTTCTCTCTCATGAGCTTTTTCTGTCTGGCAAGTTCCTCTTCCAGTTCGGCTACCCGGGCTTGAAGGTCATTCTGTCCCTGAACTCCCATAGCGGGTTCGCTATGATCCAGAGTTCCTGTAGCCTCTTCAGGAGCGGTCTCTTCTGACATGTCACTCTTCATCATTTTCTTTTTCTTCTCGTCTTCATCCTCTTCGTAGTCCTTGCAGCCTTCGCCGTGCTCGGAAACTTCCTCGTCTTCCTCGGCAGCTTCCTCTTCGGCGTAAACCTGCTCTCCCTTAGGCTCGTCAGCGCCCTTCACCTCTTCAGAAGGAGGCTTACCGGCTCCGCTGGGCTCGCCAGCGTCGGTGCACTTCTCGCCCATGTCCTCCGAATCCTCTTCCTTCTTCTCTTCGTCTTCGCTCTCACCTTCTCCCTTTTTCTTAGCCTCCATGGCCTTCTTAAGACCCTCGGGCATCTCACCGTAAGACATTCCCTGTCCTTCCATCATGGAAGCAGCATCTGTTTTAAGAGCTAGAGCCTTGATTAGCTCGTCGATTTCGTATTCCGAGGCGAGTTGAGCGATTTTCTGATCATCTCCCTCCATGTCACCGGAGATGTCCTCGGTGCCATCATCGCCCCCTTCGGAAGGCTCAGTAGCGGAGTCGTCAGCTTCTCCATCCGTACCGGCGTCAGGAGCCATGTCGCCTCCATCGTCGCCAGCAGCGTCAGTATCCATATCGCCACCTTCATTGGAAACATCTTCGTCTCCAGTAGCGCTATCATCCTCAAGACCGAGATCGTCGGAGGAATCATCGGCCATGCTCATAGCCGGATCCGTCTCCATATCGGACTCCATACCGTAGTCCATGTCGTACTCGGCAGGAGCACCTGTCTCGGAAACCTGGTTTCCGCTGTCATCGTACACGTTAGCTTTGGGCTTATCGCCTCCGCCAATGTTAATATTGACAGTCATTCCCCCACCCTCAGTATGCTCGACAACCGAGGCAACCGAAGCGGGAGTTTCTGGTTTGGTTTTCTTCCTAGCCATAGTTTGATTTTTTCCTAAGTGTTCTTTAAACGAAATAGAAGACTCCCCTTCGGAGGGGGTAATTGTGATCGTTTGCTGTTCGGATTCCTCCGAAAAAGCAGTGAGTCCTTTGACTGCCGGAATAGAAACCAAACCAAGATGACGTAGGGATAGTTTCCCAGGTGTAGGATTCGTTTCAGCCTCTGGCAGATAAAATGAACTACTTACTTTCTTAAACACCCCATCTTTGATGAGTTGTTCGGCCTTAGGGGTAAGTTCGACCTTACCCCAAAGTTCTTTGCCCTTTCTCCACACTTTACGTACCCAACCGAGCGCTGGTGTATCGTCCTGTTGATCGTGTCCGATGATCAGTGGCGCCTCGTGATGAGTGGGATCGTAAGACCCCACCACCTGATCTAAGTCACTCTCATCAAACACCAGCTTCTGGCCCGTAGAGGAGATCTGCGGGCCGGCTCTGAACATCTCGACATACACAACCTTTTTAGATTGCTGGTCCGAGAGGGGCTGCTTGTGGTTGAGTACTTGCTCTTTCATTTATCAGAATACCGTTGTGGTATTGAGAAGGTAGTTGAATCTCTCCTCGTTTCTGGAGAAGGAGTCGCTTAACTGGGTAACTTGACCCGCAGGCGTTCTCACGATGGTAACGAGCAGACGCTCCAGTGTTGGGCTTGTGGCCACGTACACGTCGAGTCGTACGCTTCCGTTCTCCAAGTCGTTGTTGTTATTGTTGGCCGATGAGCAGACCACGAGATAGGCCTGTTCTGGTCTCGCTCCGAAGAGCGCTCCCTGGCGGAAGAACTGACCGAGGATCTGAGAGGCGATGGACTTCACTCTAGCGTAAACAGTACCGGCCGAGTCGATCTGCTCGAAGAGGATGTCGTCGAAGCTACGACCCATGACGTCGATAAGGACGTTTAGGATGGCGCGTGTGTTTACAAACTTGAAGAGTGGGTTGGGGGAGAGTGTTCTAGCACCCCAGGCAACGATTCCTCTGTTGGGCAGAGAACGAATCGGGTTAAGGCCAAGAGCGTAGGTCACTTCCTGCTGCTGAGCGGAGATCTCGAACTTGAGTCCGGCCGCACCGCGGAGCGGGTAACGAGCACCGGCAGGAGGCTGCTGGAAGCCCTCGTTGATGTATCTGGAGCAGGCGATGCCAGCCACGAAGCTCGAAGGAGCGATGTAGCGATCGTCCAGATTCTTGATGTAAGGAGCGTAGTAAGCGGCGTGGCCGAAAGGCACTCCCACAGTGGACTTGATGAGATCGAGTTCGTCTTGGACCTGAGTCAGTGACGATTCATCAGCTCCGCAATCGATAAGAGCGATGTGCTGAGTTCCAGTGATTCCCTCGGTAGGACCGAGTTTGCCCTCAGCAGCTTTTACAAGAGTCTGAGTGATCTTTAAACGCTCCTGACGAGCTTCGAGCTTACTGGCAAAGTCTCCGGATCCGACCTCGTAGGCGAGAACGGTATACGCTTCGGGAGCGAATAGGAAGCCAGGGGCTAGGATTCTGGAATCCATTCCCTGCTCAACTGCGTACACGAAGTCGTTGGCCTTAGCAGTAGCTGTGAGCTTATAGGACTCGTAGCCAGGATTCTGCGATGTGGACACCAGCTTGATGACGTTGGGATCAGCCACGCCAAATCTGTTCTGACCAGGATTGACGGGAGAAGACACCCCGTTGTTAGAGGTAATCTTAACTCTCAGTACGTAATCATGGGAGTAGAACTCGTTGGGGATGGACTTGTCCAGAGCGGCGGTTGAACCTGCAGCCACGGTGATGGTGCTTGGTAGCACTGTAGCAGCTGTGTTAGACGACACAGTTTGAACTGTGAATCTGTATCCGTTCGAGACGATCACGTCGCCAGGGGCAATCTCGGTCAGGAACGCTGTTCCTACACCGGTTACGTTACCACTTGAGATGGCGATGGTGCCTGTAAGAGCGATATCGGCCAGTTCAGGACGGATGTAAGGAGCTCCGGCTTCCGAAACGAGAGTGGAGATCTTGTGGCCGTTGTTGGGAACGTGAGTTGTACCGGTTACGTTTGTTCCGGAGCTCACAGCTTCAACGGTATAGTACCCATCGAGTTCCTTCTCTGTGAGAATATTGTTGATCTGAGTTACCAGTCCGGATGTTAGCTCGTCGGGAGTGGCCCCGTTGACGATGATCGCGCGGTCCTCACCAGCAACGTTCACGTAGAATACCTGGACGGAGTCGGGAAGGTATCCGGTACGAGTTGTCGTCGATCCGCTAACAGTAACGTTTCCGCTAGGAACAACGTCTACCCCACCGCTTTGAATCTCGGAG